AATAATATAGAAGCACCTAAGACAGTTGGATCTCTGTTTATGCCTAATATTAATAATAAGGAGTTGAGTCAAGAAGCACTTATTCTTGCACAAGGACAGCAACAATTAATGGGTGCTATACAATCTATGAATAAATCTGGATTCTCGGGTAGTGGTGGTTCTGATAAATCTGGAGATTCAAGTGGTGGTAGTAACTTTATGCAACCACAGACAGATCCATATGCATCAATATATGCTCCACTTCATCTCAGTAGATTAGGTACTGCTTAATGAGTGAAAATAATACCAATCCTGCAATTTATCAATTTAAAAGCATTAGAATCTCTATGCTACAGGGACCATATGCAAAGAAAAAACCAGTAGAAATAGCTGATCTTGTGTCTGGTTTTACTTATTATGAAGATATTTCTAAACCATTTATTAGTGCTAACTTGAATATTAATGATAGTGGTAAAAATTTAATTGGTAGTGGATCTGGTCCTATCACTGGTAGTGAGTTGGTTGAGATTGATTTAGAAGGACCAGATGGAAACGATTATAGTTACGCATTTAAAGTTTATAGAGTTGGAGATAGAATTAATTCTGGTAAGATACAAAACTATAATCTAGGTTTGATTTCTGCAGAAGCACTCGATGATCCACAAACTAGAATAAAATCTACACTATCTGGTAAACCAGATAAGATTGTTGAAAGAGTTTTAGGTGATGAAGGTCTTAATACTGCTAAAGATTACA